AGCAAAAGCATATGGAGTTTGAATTGGACCAGCACCTACACCAATATCTCCAGTAGCAGATATTTCTTCTAGCTCTTTACGTACTAATGATTTTATGTACTCTTTTAAATCCATTACTTGCGAACAGCTTTTAATGCTTCGTTTACGATTTCTTCTGGGACTCTCTTACATTCTTTTTAGCCTCATCATAAGTAATTATATCTACTACTTCATCTCCTTCAATAAAATATTGTTGGTTTTCAGCTTTTCTTCCTACAACAGTAAATATCATCATATCTTTATGACCTTCTTCTTTTTTAATTTGTAAAGGTCTCATAGTATTAGCATCTAGTTCTTCTTTATTACTATAATGTTGATTTGGAACTACTAATATTTCACTATTTGGCTTACCATCTTTCATAAGGATATCTAACTTTATCCCCTCTGATATTAATTGTGATTCATTAATAATTCCAGCTAATTGCTGCATTCTTTTAATTTCGTTGATTTGTGTTTTCATTTTATTTTATAGATTTTAATTCGTTGATTAATTGATGAAACTGGAGTAAAGCAATGATATTATCATCCTTTACGCTTTGATTTTTATCAAGTGGCTTTAATAAATTAGCCACCTCGTTTAATTTAATTTGAATAGTTTTATCAACTACTAATTTGCTTAATTCAGCAATTTGTGCTTTAATAGCAATGTAACTTTCATTTACAAATTCACGTAATTTAACAGTATTAGAGATATTATTAATGTATTCTTTTAATACTGTTTTTTGAGCTGGTGACATATCACCGTATTTTTCGTTAAATTTTTCAAGTAACATTTTGTAGGCTAAAATACGAGTACCTTTATCCATTTTAGCAAATTCTTCTAACACGCGATCTTTAACATCTTCCTTATTTACCTCTTTGCGTGTAATATGCTCAAGTAATGTTACCTTATTTTCAATAACTTGAGATGGCTCAACAAACTCTAATGAGTTATGAGCTTCAATCAAATTATATGCAGCAGCATATTGTGAATAATTGTTAATCTTAGATTTGAAGAACTCTTCAATACCATAAGCCTCACGAATATCCTTGATTAAATTATATTTTTCTTTACGTAACGCAGAACGATTTAAACGAGAAGATATTTCAAGCGTTGCATTAATTAATGATTCAGCTTTACCTTCAGTTAAGGCTTTAGTACTAACTAATGCCTGATATAATTTATGTTCTTTAGTTAATTCGGATTTAGAAAAATATTTTTTAATTAACCCAATAGCAGCAGAATCAGCACCCGAAATGGTGTCGCTTGCTATTTGGCGTACCAGTAATTCAAATAATATACCAGTATTTTTAAATTTGCTATGTTTGACTTTCATATTAGTAAGAAATCACTACCTATAAATATGTAGATATTATATGCCCTTAATATTTTTTTCGTCTAATAATGTAGATTCCTGATCAAATATGTTTTGCTTATTCTCCATATCAGCACGCATGCCTTTAAGCATATCTTTATATCGTAAAGATTCAGCTAAAGCAAGCGGTGAACCACCTTTAGGTGTACCACTTCCTTCATCAGGTATATTAATAGCATATGTACTATTTTCTTCATTACCTAATCTATCTTTACCTAATGGATCGCGTTGTGTGCCAACAATAGATATTTTTTCTTTAGGACGACCTACATCACGTTTTTCATCATATCCAGGAGGAATAGCACCTATTTCACCATTACCACTTCTACCTTTACCATATAGAGAAGCAAGATCATGTGGTGTACCATATGATTTACCTGATTTAGCTGGGTCATTACCTTCGTTTTCAACTTGTGATAAACGGAATGTACGTTTCATATCTTCTAATACTAAATCACGGTATTCATCAAACTGATCTTCACTAAATTGGAATATATGATGGTAAATCCAGTCTGAAGGTAATAATTTAGTATCTTGAAGATCTTTAGCTAATGATACTTTTTCTTTCCATAATGCTACTTTTTCTTGTTCATATATTACTGATGGAACTGTTAATGTTAATTCAAAATTATTTAATGAAGCGCCATCATATCCTTGAGTATATAAATGTACTAATGCAATTTTATATAATTCAGATAATACTATACGTTGAATACGTTCAATTGTACGAGCAAAACGAATATCTTCAGCAGCTAATGTAGCTTTACCTGTTAAATCTTTTTCAAATCCGAAGAATGCTTTAGGTACTTTAAGAGCAGCTAACATCTCATCACGTAAGAAATTTACGTCATCAATAGCATTATATTCTAAACCTTTTAATGTATCAATTTTAGTATTACTATTAGCACCACGTTGTGGAATATAAAAATCTTCCATTAAATTCATCATATTATAACGAAGATTATATTCGCCCGTATTTTTATCAACAAATGGAACTTTTTGCATTTTTTGTTTTAAACGCTCCATGTATCCATCTACTTCATTTGGAGGTAAGTTTCCAATATCAATGTAGAAAATACGTTTTTCTGGGGCACGAGTAACACGATGCAATAACATTGCATCTTTCATTAATATATATTGCTTATAAGTTTTACGAGCAGGTTCAATATAAGAACGTCCGTAAGGTAAATAATTAGCATCAGTTAATAGCCTAAAATGCGCTATTTCATAATTTTCAAATTTAATTTTACCATCTCTATCTTTTACACGCGAATTAATCCCACCAGCAGCAATTATCATTGGATCAATCTTAAAACACACATAAGAGGGATTAGTAGGATCTAATCCTTCTTCACGAATCATATCATATACTGAAAGTGGTGTAACACCATATATACCAAATTTTTCAGCAATTTGTAAATATAAGTAAAAATCACCATATTTACACATATTGCGAATCCATAACCATAAATTAAATTCAATATTTAATACATCATAAAATAAATTGTATAAAATACGTTGTAAATTTTCATCTGATGATTTAATTTGTAATACCTCTCCATTTTCATTTTTTAATGTTGATTCATCAGAAACAATATCAAGAGCAGAGGCAACAATTGATTCAGTATCCATTGCTTCATAATCAGTATATAACTGAATACGCAATGTTTGATAATTCATTGTTGGATTATATGGCATATTAGCGCCATAGCGATGTAACTTAGTAAACCTATCAATTAATGCATTTGTTTTAACATTACCATAAGCTTGAATTCTATCAACATCTATTGTTCTTAGTTGATTACCACCTATATTTCTAATAATAACATCTGTGGAGAAAAGGCGTCTTAACCTATTAAATAAGCCTGTACTTTGTTCAGCCATTTTGTAATTTTATTATATCAATAAATATTTATAATTTAAAGCACCCATCTAAAATCCTCAAAACCGTACGGGGTTTCAGCTATATATGGATTTGATGCACCATTTGGTAAAGATGGAGGAAGCATTGCTGGATTTTGGGCATTAGATATATTATTAATAGATAACCGGGTTAAATCCATACCTTGTTGGGCAAATTTAATGCCTGTGTCTCTAGTAAATAATCCAATTCCTAAAGCTATTACTAAATCATCATTATAACCTGATTGAGCAGATGCTTTACCATTTTGCCAAATAAATACACGCAATTCCTCTAACAATCTTTTAGATCGAAAGATGAATGCTCTATCTCTAATATACGCTTCCATTTTAGAGATAACAAGTGGTCTTGTTTTTGCTGATGTAGTAAAACCAGGAACTGTTTGATCATTACCCATTTTAGCTATCCACTTATCCATTTGTATTTCACCATAAGCACGAGGTGAATAATATAAATTTTTATATCCTTTTTCAATTATTGTATTAATGACGTCCCAACCCACATTTGCGTTTTCAACCACAAGCAAAGCATTATTATATTCGCTAGCAACAGAAACAAGCATATTACCAAAGGAACGAGTATCGATTTGTGATTTATATTCAGCAACTTGTTCACACGCATCCACATCGATAACATGAAACGCAGAATAGTCTGAACCATCACCGCGAGCAACGTCAGCGCTAATAATATAATTCCTAGAATAGTCAGGATACTGAAATACCCAAAAGTCGCCACCCATAAAACGGCGTTCGACAGGTTCCTGGAGGTATGTTTGTTC